GCACAAACAGCATAAGCCGTTCCCGCCACGTAAAGACGTCGCGGCGGCTATCAAGGGGTCGATAGCTGCGGTCGACGCGGCGCTCAACAGCAGGCTGGCCGAAGGGTATATTACTTTGGCGGTCGACACCGAGCCAGGTAATGTGCAGCGTCGCAATAGTGTTATTAGGCGACGTTTTATTATACCATCCAAAGACTTACTGGATGTTGTCGCTAACGCAAAACGGCAAGAGGCTAGTATAGTTCGATCGCGACTGCACGAGCCTGCGAGGCAGAAGGATGAGTTTGCGAGGCAGCAGGCTCGCAAAGAGGCCCGAAAAAAGACACACGAACCGAAAACTTAGGAAGGTTTATAGCCACAGGGTGAATTAACCGATATACCCCCTTGCTTACTATCGTTAGGGGTTATATGTGTGGTGTCTTCCTTTGGTGGAATGGTTAACAAGGAGAGTTGGGGTGCCAGTCGATCTATCGTTGCAACTCCGCGCCGAGAAAGCCATAGCTGCGGATATGGTAGAACCGTCCGGCAGTCGTACGGTTACGGTAAGCTTCCCCGTCGATACCATTGCCAGCGTTCGATCGGCGCTGGAGCGCATTGTGCTCGTGGCCACTGGGGCACTGTCTACACTTGATGCGGGTGTTGCGAAGTATGGCGACGCCGAGACTCTGAGAGGGGTCGGGCAGTTGCTCTCGGCGCTCTCCCAGTCGATGGTCAAGATCTTTTATTTTCTTTTACTCGTCCCGGTCCTGCACGGTCATGCCTGGTTCGGCAAAGCGTGCGTATTGCATTCGTTGTCTGGGATATTATGACACCTTGGTCCGATTGCCGGTCAAGACCTTAAACTAGCACCGGCACTTTCCGTCAAAAATTGGTTGCATCCATGTCGATAGTGGGCTATATGCCCTCGGGATGCAACTAGCGTTATCGTAGTTGTTACAGGCGATGAGCGATCAGCGACTCGGTCTCAATATTCCGATCCCGGACCCGTCGCTCCTAACTACGGAACAGTTTAATCGTGGGCAGGACAACGCGCGGCGCGAAATGTCGTCGCTGCGGGAATACCTCATCAGCGAGATGACGCGGATTGAGAAGGTGCACGAAGAGAAGTTTAAAGGGATCGAAGTTCGTTTTGCGGAGAGCAAGATCGAGGGTAAGACCGCTTTAGAGGCGGCGTTGCGCGCTGCACAGAACCTGGTCGATGCCCAGAACAAATCAAACTCCGCTGCGGCGGAGAAAAGTGAGCAGAATTTCACGAAGCAGATCGAGGCTCTCAATACGCAAACCACCACCATAACGGGGGCGCTGGCTGCCCAGGTGAGTGACATTAAAGAGAGGATAACCAGCTCTGAGTCGACCCACAAGGGCGCAACAGACAATACGGCCCGGCTGATGGCGGCGGCAATGTTCGTCGTTGCCCTTGGCATGGCCATTTTTACGGTAATGGAAAACCGCGGCGCTTCGGTGCCTACAGTAGTTTCACCGGCAGTCGTTCCAGTGCAACCAAACGGAAAGTGAAATGCTATGATAAGAACAGTTTTTCTTGCACCAGCGTCGGCCATGCTGGTGCTGGGCGTGCTCGCAGCACCGGCCCAGGCGGATTGCCGGTGGACAGGGTGGTCGTGGGCATGCGGCCAGCCACGACAGGAGCGGCACGAGCAGGAGTGGCGTGAGCGCCACGAATGGCGTCCGCCGGTCCGGCTTCACGAGTACGAGCACGAACGCGAGCAGCACGAGCATGACTATAGGAGGTAGGCATGGAACTGGTTCTCATCATCGTTGTGCTGCTCGTCCTCTTTGGTGGCGGTGGGTACTGGTATTCCAGTCGCAGCGGGCCTGGGTTCGGCGGCGGTAATCTGATCTGGCTGGTTATTGTGGTGATTGTGCTTCTGGCCCTGTTCGGTGGCGGCGGTCATTACATCGGGAGGTGGTAATGGATCAATTCCTCGACAGCACGCTCGATAAGCTGCGCGAAATGAAATGGCTAGTCGTTGCGCATTACGAGTTCATGCTGCATAGGCAGTTGCGCACTGTCTGGTTCTTCGTTCATGTTTGCGGGCAGTCGATCAAGGCAGAAGGCGCGTCTAGCTCTGAGCTTCTCGTGCTGCAGATGGCACTAGGCGACGCCCTGGCGCATACGTGCAATCATCGCGACTGTACGAGTTTACGAGGTGAAGAGGGTAAATCATGATTGAGATCATTCGTGTGGTGCTCATGATCGTATTGATCGTCGCGGAGGCGTTTTGGATATGATTCAGTGCAGCTGTCTTATACATGAGCACTGCGCTGTCTGTAATCCCAAGGCATTCGCTGAGGGTGTGGGGTTGCGTCGAGTGCCGCGGCATGCGGTCAATTCACCGAATCCGAAGCAGCGCTATGGCGACCTGAAGGTCCCGGTGCATCTCGTTCCATCTGCCGGCGTGCTTTATGAGGCGCTGGCGTTTGCCGAGGGGGCTAGGAAGTATGGCCCCTATAACTGGCGTGAGAAGTCGGTCGAGGCTATGACGTACATCGGCGCGGCTATGCGGCACATACAGTGCTACCTCGACGGTGAAGAATATGATCCGGAGATTACCGAGCGGCCGACGCACCATCTCGGGTTGGCACGGGCCTGCCTTGGGATCTTGGCTGACTGTATCGAGACGGGGAACTTGATCGATAATCGGCCACCGAAGGGTCGGGCGGGGCCATTCCTTCGCGAGAACTCCTTAAGTCCAGCCGGCCGCGGGGATGCGGTCTTTGGGGTCTGTGCTCCGTGCGCGATCCCGCAGGAGAACTCTTCCGACTAGGCCCATCTGGGCGCCTAGGCAGAAATACTGGAGCGCATCGCAAATATCTGACCATGGGTGAAGCTTCTCGGGGGTGTCCTCGAATTGCCCGTCGCGCTTTTTACGGTAACGGTATTTGTTGCCTAGAGACTGAATTAGGATAGGGCAGCCTTCGCGGTTGATCTGTATTGCCGGCTCGCCCGAGATCTGCTTCGTGAATAGTCTTTCAACTGCTAATAGTCTATTGTCGATATTGTTCGTGCTGGCAGGGTAAGCCAGCAACCCTTCGTCTTTAAGCACGTCGAATGGGGTTTCTTCGGTAACTTGTGACCTCTGTCGTCCGGCAGGATCGCCGACTATGAAAATCCTTCGGCCGGCGAACGGCTCGGACATTAGGACTGGCTTGAGATGATCGTCGACCATTTGGAGCAAGCCCATCCCCTCGGTGACGACCTCCTTCATGATGATCGCCCGGCCGTAGTTGTCGATCTGGCCTATCAGCGCACAGGGGGTCCGGCCGAAATCCAGTCCGACCATGAGCGGCCGGTTCGGGTTCACGATTAGTTTCATGTCTTTGACGTGGGTCGGTGCGTGGAAGGACTTCCGGAACACTGCTTGGCCGGCGTTCGAGGTTCCCCATTGGCTTTCTACATAAACTTGGTATTCGTCGATATCATGTTCGCTACTGACGGTTTCGTAATATCCCGGCGGTAGGTTCTCGACGTTCTCGGCGTAAGGACCGACGCCCGACGGTTGATGGTATAGCGCCCATTTCGGGTCCGGATTTAGGACTAGGCGATCGTGATAGGGGCTGTCGGTATCCCACGGGTTCGTGTCGCCGATGAGCCCGTACCAGCTCGGGCCGCCCATCTCTTTGCTGGGGTAGCGTCCTAATCGGCGAATTAATCGAGGTATGATTTCTATTGGGATCTCGCGGAGCTCGTTGATCCATGCTCCGGTGAGCTGCATGGATAGTAGTTTTCGTACGTCTTCTTTGGTGTCTAGTGGTAATAGCAACCAATCTGAATGAATACGCGTTCCATCGGGTAGTCGAAGCCTGATTTGGATTGTGCTATCTGAAACGAAATAATGTATGATCGACCCAAAATATTGTTGGATATCTGAGAGAACAGTTTGTTTTAATTGTTGCAACGTGTTTCTTATTAAAGCCCAGCGGGTGTATCTTATTTCGTTGTAGGGGGTTTGTTGGGTAGACCGGCGCATGATTTCTATGATAGAGCCCATCGACTTACCAGAACCGACCGGTCCGACAAGCACCCGTACTAAATGTTCGTTATCGAGCATGAACCGTCCGACCGTGGGCGGCGGAGTATAATTTCGTCCGTACATAATTATTCTTCTGAATCGTCGGGCGCTGGCAGCGCGGCGGTTGGTGCTTCCACTACAGTAGTGAGCCGCTCAGTTTTGCCGTCTGGCATGTTTATGACTAGGTTGAACTGCGTTCCGGCGGCGGCCTCGCTGTTTCTATTAGCAACAGCTACGCCGTCTATTCCAGCCATGCGGTTGAGTTGCTTGAATGCGTCGATGCGCACGGCGGCTGAGTGTTTGGGGTCCGCAGCTATCCCGGCCATGTCCGGGACGAGCTCTATGCTGGCGTGACCCGCCATAGTCCTTCCGAGTTCGGGCACACTCACATCGCTTGATTTCAAGGCGCGAAGTGTTTGGGCCTCTTTCTTGAACTCGGGGTTGTCGTGCAAGAATCTCTTGAGGCCCTCTATTCCACCTAGACCATAACGCCGGCCTAGGTCTTCGGGCTCGTGCAGCCCGTAGGCAAGGTCATGCAGCAACGGTATGCGTAATCGGGGGTCGAGCTCGGGCGCGGCTGGCATCCTGAGAAGTTCATCGGTGTCGTCCATGGGGGTCTATCTCACAACACTGTTGATTTTACGCATCGGCATATATAACTATAGGAACTGTAGTTTAGGAAAGGTAGATGCCGCAGGCGATTCCAGGCGTCAGCTCGTCCACACCTCCGGCGTCGAGCCGGGCCGGTGGCCTGCTCCGCGTGGTCAGCCCTGCCCAGCTCGACGAGCAGGACCGCGCCAGGCTCGCGGCGGCATCCGCGCAGAATCGGCCGGGCCGGTCTGATCCTGCGACGGATCTGGGCGCTTACGTGCGCATTCGGTGGATGATGTTCCGCAACCACCGGAACCAAGGCAACAACCCGCTGAATTGGCGGTTGTTACGTGCTCAAAGGATGTTCGAGGGTAAATACGACCCGGATAAGCTCGCCGCTATATTGCGGTTCGGCGGCTCGCAGGTTTATTCGCGCCTGGTCGCAGTCAAGTGCCGCGGCGCCACGAGTCTTTTGCGTGACGTGTATATGGGCGCCGATCGGCCGTGGGATATCACGCCGCAGCCCGACCCGCCAGTGCCGCCCGAGATCAAGGCCAACATCGTCCAGTTGCTGTCGTCCGAGGTCATGGGGTTACAGCAGGCCGGGCAACCGGTCATTATGGATCAGGTGCACGCCAGGTTTTCGAGCCTGATGCATGCGGCACAGCAAGCTGCGCTGCGCACCGCGGGCGTCCAAGCAAAGAATGTCGCCGATAAGATCCAGGATATTCTGCACGACGGTGGGTTCTATGACGCCCTCGCGCAGTTTTTGGTTGATCTGCCGCTGTTTCCGTTCGCGTGCATTAAAGGCCCTATCGTTAGGATGGCGCCCAAGCTTACTTGGGTCGGGGGCCGGCCGATCCTCCAGAAGAAACCTCAGATGTTTTGGGCACGGGTCAATCCGTTCAATATCTATTGGTCGCCTGGCGTGACGTGTATTGAGGACGCCGAGGTCATCGAACGTATGCGGATGACGCGCACCAACTTGAATGACTTGCTTGGTTTACCGGGGTACGACGAGAGCGCGGTTCGCGCCGCCATACAGGATTACGACAATGGGCTGCGTGATTGGCTCGACGCGATCGACACTGAGGAAGCGCTCAATGAGGGGCGTGAGGACCCGAACTATAACCAGTCGCATATGATCGAGGCAGTTGAGTATCATGGGAACGTGTACGGTAGATTGCTACTGGATAACGGGGTGGACTCTAAACAAATCCCCGATCCGGATCGGGATTACGCGGTGCAGACCTGGGTGGTTGGGCGTCACACACTTAAGACCCAGATAAACCCCAATCCTCGTAAGCGGCATCCCTACTATCTTACCAGTTTCGAGAAGGTGCCCGGCACCGTGGCGGGGCATGGCCTTCCTGATATCCTCGAGGATATACAGGAAAGCGCTAACGCAACGCTGCGTGCATTGGTGAATAACCTGGCTATTTCTTCAGGTCCGCAGGTGGTCATCAATGACGAGCGATTGGCGCCGACCGAGAACGGTGACGAGCTTTATCCGTGGAAGCGTTGGCATGTCCTTGATGATCCTATGGGTAGTCAGCGCGAGCCGGTGACGTTTTTCCAACCGCAGAGCAACGCACAAGAGCTTCTTACGGTTTATACCGCGCTCAGTGGCATGGCCGATGATATCTCGGCGATTCCGAGATACGTTACTGGGGAAGCGATGTCGGGCGGCGCCGGGCGTACGGCATCCGGACTGTCCATGCTGATGGGCAATTCGTCGAAGGTCCTTCAGACGGTCGCGGCCAATGTCGATCTCGACGTGATGGAGCCGAGCCTGTCCGGCCTCTACGACATGATCATGCTGACCGATACGACCGGCCTGCTGACTGGCGAGGAGGAGATCGAGGTTAACGGCGTCAACGTCGCGCTGCAGAAAGAGACTGAGCGCCAGAAGCAACTACAGTTCCTACAGATTACGGCCAATCCAATTGACGCGCCTATTATCGGGGTTCCAGGGCGGGGCAAGGTTCTTAGAGCGGTGTCGCAGAATCTCGGCCTTCCGGATGATGTTGTTCCCGATGATGAGGCTTTGGCGCAGATGGTCAAGGCCCAGCAGCAGATGCAGGCTGCCCAGGCTGTCGCTCAGGTGGTTCACGGGCCGGCTCAAGGTCAATCGGGCCAGCCGGGTCAGCCGGCTAAATCACCGGGTGCACAAGCGGCCGGAAATCAGGCGCCAACGCCCACGCCAACACGGCTCGCCGATCAGGCGTTGCCCGTCAATTCGTTCCAGCAAGGTAACCCAGGAGTATCGTCTAATGTCTAAGGAAACAGCACAGCGTACTGAGTACGGCAATAAGACTGGTGAGATCGGCCACGATAAGGCGCTCTCCAGCAAGGCTGGCGAGATGATCAAGGGTGGCGGCTCCGGCGACGGCGGTGGGCCGACCGGGAGTTCGCGGTCTTATCCCAAGAGTTCAAAGGTCAATCTGTCGCCCGACTTCAACCCGATGCGCGATAAAAAGCGCTCGGGTACTGACTGGGCGGTAGGCGGGGTCTGAACATGAGAGGACATTATCTACTGCAGTTTTTTGCTTACGATCACTTGCCTGAGCATCTTCAGATAGTGAGTAAGCTATTTAGCGACTTAGCAAATAATCTGGAGGGCTTACCACAAAATCCGGAGAGCACGGCAGCGCTACGTAAACTGCTTGAAGCAAAGGACTGCGCTGTTCGGGCTATGTTGTTTAAGGATCTGTGAATATGGCTTATCTCCCTGGAGTGCCCGACATGGGGCCGGCGCCGGTCAGCCCTATCGTTGGCAGCAGCAAGACGCCGATTGGGGCCCCGAAGGGCATCTCCGCGATCGCGCACAGCGTCGGTAAGCCCGGCCATGCGCAGCACCTCGGAAACATCGTCGGGACGCGTGGCGCTGGCTCTACCGCGCTTGGCGGCGGCGACCCGGCCATGCACAGCCTCGGACACTACGGGAAGAAGGCCCCTCCCCTTTTGGGCGGTCAGACGGCCGGTATCGACCCGACGGCGCATGCCGGCGCGAACATGATCCGTGGTGGTGGTGCTAATCCCATGCGCTCGCATATCCGTGAGGGCGGCCTTGGGCCAGGGAAGATGAGCTCGCCAGGCGGGCCCGGCACCCAGTACAACATGGCTGGGGATACTGAATGAGCCTTAATCTTGGAACTCCGGCTATTGAGGCTATGCGCCGGCTCGGGATGAATTCCGACTGGAAGCACATACGCGAGGCCGTGCTCGAGCAGGCGCGCACGAAGATGAACATAGCGTTGGAGTCTCAGCATGGGAATCCCGCTGACGCTTGTGGGTACGCGCGTGCTCTACGTGACATATCCGTTGCCTTTGAGTCGGCGACAATGGGTGTGCGGGTGAAGAAGCCAGGACTGCCAGGACCTCGGGAATCGCAGGAACAGTCCTATGCCTCTTGATGACAACGACAAATACCAGAATCATATCCCTGCCGCAGTTCGGCGGCAGTCGGAGCATGCCGATGAGATCGCCCGCGAGTTGGGGTTTGCCAATGTAGACGGGCCGGCGCCGGCGGATGGCGATGACCAAACCCCGTCGGCCGATGCAGCTACTACAGTAGTTGAGCCGTCTGCACCGCCTGCACCGCCTGCACCGCCCGCGCCGTCCGACGAGTGGGAGCAGCGCTATCGTACGCTGCAGGGCAAATACGATGCTGAACTGCCCGCGCTCCGCGGTGAGCTTACATCGTTGCGAAATCTCATCGCGAACATGCAGACGCAGACGCCGCGCGAGCCGGCGCCGGCCGCCGACACTCCGCATGATTGGGCTGCGCCCAAGGAAGATGTCGAGGCGTATGGCGACGATCTCATCCAGGCCGTGCGCCGCTGGGCGGCCGCGGAGTTTCAGCCACGGATTAAGAAGCTCGAAGACGAGCTTACGCAGGTGCGCGGCGGTCAGACTGAGATCCGGACTGAGAACGGGCAGCAGCGCGTCATGAACGCGCTCGACGCCGATCCCGCGCTCGCCGGCAAATGGCGCGTGACTAATGACGATCCAGAATTTATTGCCTGGCTGAACCAGGTCGATCCCTTCGCTGGAGCGCTGCGTATGCAGCTCCTCCACGATGCCTTTGCCCGTGGCGATGCGGTTCGCACGGGCAATTTCTTTAAGACGTTCATCGCAGAGCATACCGCAGTGACCCAGCCTGCGGCGGCTCCTGGCCAGACCCCTCCGACAGAGGTCGCGGCCCGGCCGTCGCTGGAAGATATGGCTGCGCCTGGCCGGCTCTCCGGCCCGGCGCCTGGGAATGGCGGCGCTCCTACAGAGAAACGTATTTGGTCTAACCGCGAAATCAGTGCGTTCTACCGTGACTGCACCAGTGGGAAGTATGACGCGCGCGAGGCGGATAAGGTCCGCATCGAGGCGGACATATTCTCGGCAGCCGCGGAGGGACGCGTCCGGTAACCGTCTCTCTGAGGGAGTCCTCTTCACATGCCTATTTCAGAAACTGGCGCAGGTAGTTTATACGGCGGCGCAAGTAGCTTAGCCCCGAGTCCAGCTTACTCGGGTAATCCGGCGACTGGTTCATTTGTCCCGGAAATTTGGTCTGGTAAGCTCATTGAGAAGTTTTACTCCGCGACGGTATTGGCGGCTATTGCCAATACCGACTACGAAGGCGAGATCCGCAACATGGGCGACAAGGTCAAAATTAGGACCAAGCCGACCATTACGATCAGGCCCTATACCTTGGATCAGAATTTGCTGGTCGATCGGCCGTCTTCGAGCACGGTTGAGCTGCAAATTAACTTCGCGTTCTACTTCAACGAAGTGCTCGACGACATCATGGAATTGCAGGCGGATATGAACCTGCTTTCTATGTGGGCGGACGACGCCAGTGAGCAGCTCAAGATCACGATCGATACGCAGGTGCTGGCTGGTATGGCTGGGTACGCTACCGGTGTTACTGTTAATGGACCCGGTGGCGGTTCTCCGACCAATCCGCTTGGTACAATCGCCGCTGCGAATGTGGGTGCGGCGGCGGGTAAGATCACTGCGGGTTACAATATGGGGGCCTCCGCCGCACCGATTGCTCTGACGCCGTCTAACGCCCTTGATTTTATTGTAGATGCCGGAAGTGTGTTAGATGAGCAGAACATCCCGGAAACTGGGCGTTGGATGATCATTCCGGCGTGGCTCGCTGGTATGATTAAGAAGTCCGATCTGCGCAATGCCAGCATCTCCGGCGATGGCGTATCGCTGATGCGCAACGGCCGGCTTGGCATGATCGACCGGTTCACGCTATATGCGTCGAATCTGCTGCCGCTGGGAACGGCTGGTGTCGACCCGACGGCGACGGCGATCTTTGCCGGTCATCCGCACGGACTGACTTTCGCGTCTCAGATTAGTAAGGTCGAGACGCTGCGGTCGGAGCAGACCTTCGGTACGCTGTTGCGTGGTTTGCAGGTCTTCGGTGCTCAGATCCTCGACGGCATCGCGCTTGTCGAGCTTTGGGCTATCAAAGGCTGATTAGTAACTATAGTAGTGGTGATTAACCTAGGAGAGTAAACATGGCAGAGACTAAGAAGGTTATGTCGATGAAGGGAATCATTGGCGAGTTGGCGGATGATATTGAGGGCTCTCTACTGGCTATGCATGCGGGGATGAGGGCTGGCGACCAAACGGCTATCAATACTGCGTCGGAGGCACTTGAGGATCATATTCGGGAGTTGCGAATTATGGCTGATACTCTTCCGGATCCTGAGCCTCTGCCTCTGCCGCCTATTGTAGGTACTGCGCTTACACCTGTGCCTGAACCTGTGCTTGAACCTGTGCCTGAACCTGTGCCTGAACCTACGCCTCCTCCATCTTCCGAGCCTGCGCCTGCGTAGGAGGTAATTGATCGGGAGTTACTTGCGTGGCGCTGACAATCGGCGGCCTGCTGACTGAGGCAAGGGGAATACTCAACGATGTAGTCCCCTTGTCCGGCGGCGTCACGCGCTATTCCGATCAGGATCTAGTCGCGGCGTTTAACGACGCGCTGCTGCAGGCCCGGGGTAAGCGGCCCGATCTATTTTTATCGATGGGACTTCGCAATCCGGTTCCTCAGTATGTGATGCCTTATGACGCCAATACGGTGTTTCCGCTCGATCCAATGGTCTATCCAGCCTTTAAGTATTACGTCGTTGGGTTGTCAGAGCTACGTGAAGACACCTTCGCGGATGATGGGCGTGCGACCACGCTGATGAACAAATTCGCTAGTCAGCTCCTACAGGTAGCGAGCTGATGGCAGCGACGGTAACTCCGACGTATGATCTGACGATTGCTACCGGCCCTAGCCCGGATTTGCAGCGGCTCTACGACAACGTGCAGGCCGGCGTGCCGGCGGTCGCACTCCCGCTGATCACGCTCCAAACATGGAATACGATCGAGGAGTTTTACCTGCGCTCGACTGTGCGGCGCGCGGAAGTCATCTGGACGATGGGGCCCGGCGCAAATACGGTTGACTTCAACCCATTCGACGAGGATTGGCTGGTCGCCTGGATATTGGATCTAGGCCCTGCATACGGCGTGCCGAATCTTCCCTCTAGCACGAGTGTCTCCGGATATGATCTCAGGGTCTACCCACCTGCTGTGTTGCGGGATATCCATAATCCCGTCTCTACTCAGACTCGAACCGGCGGCGCGCTGCTGGCGCTGAAGCCGGTCAGCCTCGACATTGAGTTTCCATCGGAGCTGTGGATGCATTGGTTCGATGTCATCCTCGATGGCGTGCTAGCCCGGCTGTATGGGATGCCGTCTAAGCCTTTCTCCAATCCGCAATTGGGGACTTATCACAGTACGCGCTACCGCGGCGGTATACGGCGGGCACGTGCCACCGTTAGCGGTGGCCGCTGGTGTTTTCCTTATTTCTCACGAGGACACAGAAAGCAATGAGCATGAATGGCGCAGTTAAAGTCCACGGTAGGTACGATGTCGTCTGCATTGGGCCGGACGGAAACGAAAAGTGGCGTGACCACATTGATAACGTGGTTGCTACAATCGGCAAGAATTTTGCTTTGGACACTTACCTAGCCGGCAGTGCCTACACAGTGACCGGTCCTTTTATGGGGCTCATCAGTTCCGTCAGTTTCTCTGCTGTGGCCGCGGGCGATACTATGGCCTCGCACGCCGGCTGGCTGGAAGCGGGGAGCACCAACGCTCCGTCGTTTGCCGCGCGCGGCACGTGTGCGTGGAGTGCTGCGGCCGGTGGTTCCAAGGCGCTGTCGGCTAATATCAGCTTCTCGATCACGGCCGCCGGTACGGTTCAAGGCGGTTTCATCGTCTTTGGCTCGGGTGCTGTCAATACACTTATGAGCACCGCTGGCGTGCTCTACTCGGCGGGCACCTTCGCTACGGCTAGGGCCGTTAATAACGGGGACACTCTACAAGTTAGCTACACGGCTTCGATGTAATTTATCGGTTCGGCACCTAGGACTACTATGGCTGCCACCGATATTGAGCTGTCGATTGGTGGCCAGACCGTTCTGTCGATTGGCGGCCAGACCGTTCTCGATATTGGCGGCACTTCGTCTTTAACAGAAGTCGCGACGGCAGTAGACGCTGTCAACGCAACGGTTATTTATCGCGTATCTTTGACTGAGGCTGCGGCGGCCGTCGATGCTGTCGGAGCGGCGGTGCTCTATACGGTAACTTTGACCGAGGCCGCGACGGCTGGCGCCGCCATTAGTTCGACGGCGCCTTTGGTCGAGGCCGCGACGGCCGTTGACGCTATCAGTGCGACGGTGCGCTATGCGGTAGTAACCTTAACCGAGGCTGCGACGGCAGTAGACGTTGTAAACGCAACGGCTACTTATAGATTACCTTTGACTGAGGCCGCGGCGGCCGGCGACGCTATGAGTGCAGTGACCGGCACTGGCTCATTCTTATCAGAAGCCGCGACGGCAGCAGATGCTGTAAGTACTACGCTTATTGGCGCTCCATCCTTAGCAGAAGCTGCGACGGCCGCCGACGCTATTAGCGTGAAGGTGCTCTATACAGCAGCTTTGACCGAGGCTGCATCTGTTGGCGATGCCGTAAGGCTGATAACTGCGCCGGCTATCGTAGGTTTGGTTGAGGCTGCAGTTGCCGCCGACGCTATAGATGTGTCAACTGCGTATGCGGCGATTCTGATTGAGGCCGCGATGGCCGGCGACCTTGTAGGCGCGACGGCTGGGGGTGTTGCAGAGCAATTCGTCATTGCGTTTAGCGGTCTGCTGCCGCCATTGATTACGAATACAGTCAAGGTATCGGCTGATCAGATGTTTTTGGTGCCATATAAAAGAGCTTCTTCAGGAGGAACACCATTGACCCTGGCTCAGGCAGTAGCTCAGGCAGTAACGCTGGCTCCGACAGTGGTGCCAGGTCAGACGTTTGTAGTTGGTGGCTACATGTTCTTTGTTGACACTGATGGCGGCTTGAAGATTCGGGCGCCTGATGGTACGGTTATCACTCTAGTAGGGAGTCACTAAGATGTTCTGTAAGTGTCATGTTTGCCGGTCAAGCCGACGGCAAGCTTTATGGCTAACGCCCGTCATCTTCTTCGGGATAATGGGTATAACCTACGCGGCTTACCAGCCGGGCTTTCTCATCCCTTCGAATAATTTGTCGGACGTGACTGTGGTTGCGACCGCGAGGACAAACCTTGGTCTTGGTACGGCCGCGGTGAAGGCGGCATCGAACGCCGCGGACGCTACCGTGGCCTCGGTTACTGGTTCCTACACCGTCGGCCACGTGGCGACCTATGCCGATACGACTGGTTCTCTGCAGGACGGCGGCGCAGCTTCCGTGGCTCCTACAGTGGCACTGGCAGCGACTTCGGCGGGGATTACTCTGGCGTCGACACCTAACCTGACCACCATTGTGAGCAATACCACGGTAACTTCGGCAACGCTACCGAGCGCCATCACTGTGGGCGCCGGGTTCCGCGAATGCATCAAGGACGGAACGGAAGATTTTAACGCGCACAATGTCACGCTCAAAAGCACGGCTGGAACGATCGACGGTGTGGCTGCGGCGACTGGAATCGTAATGAACCAGACACACCAAGAGATGTGCGCTATCAGCGACGGCACCAATTGGTTTGTTGAGTGATGGCTCGGTATGCGGAGCTTTTTACTCGCTGCCAGTTTAGCAACAATTATTTTGACTGGAGGCGCCAAGGCAGCTTATAACGTCCCTAATGTGATCCAGGGCGGGCTCACTGTTAGCGGACAGCTTTTAACGAATGCTGGTTTGGGGCTGGGCGGCTCTGCGACAGGCAACGCCTTCTCGTCAATGACATCGAATACAAATACACTATTTCCTTCGACAGCGACAACGACCTATACATTTAGCGACCATTTTGCAGGTCTGCGCGAAATGGATCTGTGGAACGATGACTCGGTGGCTACTACGTCGTTCAACTTTTATCAGATGACGGGCACGGGTGCGGCGACATTAGAGGCGTCGCTGGCGCTCGCTGGCCTGACGTTGGGGAAGAGCATCCCGCTGATCTTGTCGGGCGCGACTTCAGGCACAACCACTGTGCAGGCGCCCGCCGTTGCGTCAGGCACACTGACTCTGCCGGCGGCCACCGATACCTTGGTTGGCAAGGCGACGACGGATACGCTGACGAACAAGACGCTGACAGACGAGATCAATCAGGAGTTCGAGGTTAGCACCGCAGCCATCACTTTTACCAGCAATACTACGCTAGCGACAGTTACGGGCCTGTCGCAGGCTTTGACGGCGGGCAAGACCTACAACTGCCATGGCCATCTGACGGTCACTGCGGGAAATGCAACTGCGGGAATTAAGGTCGCTATGGTTGGGACGGGTAGTTTGACAGCTACTAGTAGCAGCTTTGTGTTTATCAATCACAATGCCGCGGTCATAAATTCAGTGACAACGGAAACTGTTCTTGGAACGGCCGCCGGCACTACTGCAGCGGTAACCGACATTTTCATGGATGGCGCCATTGTCGTAAATGTTGCCGGGACGATCAATTTTCAGGCGGCGCAGAATGTCTCTAACGCAACCGGCACGACGATCGGTCAAAATTCGACAATGAATTGTGTTCGCGTAAATTAGTGATGTTGTTGCTGCTCAATGCGTGTATGGTGCTGATTTTACCGAGGAGTCACTGATGTATATTGGTAGGATTATAAAAGAAACCAACGACATCCGCGAGGTCACTATTGACCTGTCGCGGTGGCTCGATCTTGGCGAGCTCGTAGGCCGCGTAAATATTTTGCCGGTGGCGCTGACGACGTTCAACAGCGCGGTGTTGAACACTGGCACTGGCACTTTCCAGTTAATTGAGGACCTTTCTGTGCCGCCGCCGCTCGCTTCGCCGCCTCCGCCCGATATTACGCCGCTGGCTATATCGCAAGTGTCTAGCGACGGTGTGAGGGTGCGTATGATGCTGGCCGCTGGGACGCCTGGGCTCGCTTATACAGCCTCAGTGCTGGCGGTCTCTAATTCATCACCCCGCCAAAAAGAACTCGACGTTCTGGTGATCGTCGTGGCGTCGCTTAACATACTTCAGCCTTCGGGGCCCCCTCCAATGACTCAGGTTGTTTCCGGGAATACGGTACTACCGATAGGGTTTTCTGGCCTTGTGGTTGTACAGAACATCGGTGGCGGATCGATCACGATCACGCTCCCCCAGAATCCAACTGTCGGGCAGGCAGTCCGCGGGGTAGATGATACGGGGAATGCCGGGGTTAGTCCGATCCATTGGCAGAGCGCGGACGGCAGTCCTATCGTCAATCAAGTGATATTTGATTTCACCGACAACTTCCAGTCTGCGACGTTTACGTGGACTGGCAGCAGATGGAGTCTATAAAGCCATGTTACGCTTAGCTACTACGGTAGTGGTATTTTTGCTTGGGTTATGGGCTGCACCGGCGCATGCCGATAACCCGGGTGTTTGCCCGGTGAATACGGTGTACGCTGGTCCGGGCAGCGGCGGCGGGGCGGTTCCTAAGTGTCGACCGTTGGTAGATGCGGATATGCCGGGCGCACTCTCTTCGTTCCCGGATACTTGCCCGGCTGGTACGGTCTATGCTGGCCCGCCTACCGGCACTCCGTCGGTGGGGACGTGCCGCCCATTGGTCTTCAGTGACATATCTGCGCTGCTGCCGATTCCGAGTACCTGCTTAGCAAACACTATATTCGCTGGGCCACCCAGCGGTGTCGCGGTGGCGCCGGCGTGTCGCGGGCTGGTGTCGAATGACTTCCCGCCGTCGCTTACGATGGGCGGGGATTTGAGTGGTCCGTTTCAAAATCCGACGGTTTCTAGGATCCTTGGGAAGGTGCCGGCCGCGTCGGCAACGACCGACACTACCAACGCCAACAATATCGTTAATGGCGTTTTAAACTCTAGATTGCTGCAAGGCGCTTATCCTGGAATTTCTCAGGCTGGATTTCCGACGCTGACAGTTCCTAATCTAGTTGTCGACTCTACATTAGGCGGCAGTGGTAATATCGCGATAGACAATAACCATCTCTTCGTTATAAAAAATACTGGTGGCGCGTATTCTTCTGCGTTGTCATTAGATAGTGGTAATAACCTTCTTGTCGGCGGTGTACTTGCTTCCGGCGGTGTGTATTTTTATTCTAACAATAGGGAGCAAGGGCATTTTGACGGGGGTGGGAATATATTTTTAGGTGGAAATACAGTACAACTCGGATCGTCGCCTAGACAACTTATATATGCGTCGACTGGTACTCCTGGTTTATATGTCCTTAACTCCCCCGCAAATAGCTATGTTGCGGCGGCAGACAATGGGACCGTCATCTTACATATATCTACCGGGGAGAACTGCACATATAGCGGTGGCGCGAGCATCGGGTGTTCTTCCGATAAGAGCTATAAAACTGGAAAGCCGCTAAAGGCCGCCGGGATCGTACCGAGCGCGCAGGCTACTGACACAATGACATCGGCGATCAATGCGCTGACTCCGATTTCTTATACCTGGAACGGCGATAAAAATCACCAACAGCATCTTGGGTTCAATGCTGAGGACGTTGGGGCGATATTCCCGCAGCTCGTACACACTAGCCCGGACGGGACTATGACCCTTGATTACGCGGGGCTGATCGCGCCGCTGGTCCAGTCGGTACAGGAGCTCTCCGCGCGCGTCGATGCTTTGGAGGCGGCGGCGAAAAAGGGGCCCTAGCAACTACAGTTGCTATAGCTTTTCCCCGGTGCTATATACTACAGTAGTGGTAGGAGGTTTTGATGGCTAAAGGTTCAGGTAAACCAGGCATGAAGTCGGTCGACGAAGCGTCCCGTGGGTCGAACCCGGCGAATAATTCAGGCGGGCATCCCGGCGGGAGCCGGCCGCAGTCACCGATCCCCGGGCCAGCGAGCCCTGGTATGCCGATCGCAAGGAAGAAGGCTCTTGCGAAGAAGAATATTCCTGACCGCGGGAGTTCGTTTCCCGGTCTCGTCCGATAGGAGAGTCTCAATGCCCTCGTTTCAAAATCCGGATGGCAGCTTCTTCGAGGAAGCCACTGGTGATCCGATCATGGTGGTAACAAACCCCACTAGCCCGGTTAAGATGGGGCAGGGGAATCGGTCGTTGTACGTTAATAATCCGCCAGCGACTTTAGCTATTTGGCTCCCCAATGTGGATACGAACTCGCCGGGTATAGGCAACACCGTCACTATCGGTTTTTCGGCTGCTCCCACTACGCTTACGTGGGCCGACGCTCGGGGAAATGCCGTAACTGGTCCAAACGCCGCTACTTCGGCTGCTAGCGCGCCTATTTTTCGATGGATTCGTGCGCCTGTCAATGCGTGGAAGTTCTGGAAGTAGCCTATGCCCCGCCTTACCCCATCAGGTAAGAAAACCGCGGTCGCCGACGTTGAGGACAAGCTCAAGCGTCGGTATCCCCGTAATCCGAAAGCAGTTTTCGGCACCCTCAATAAGATCGGCCTCATGAAGGGCAACAAGGCGACTGCGAAGGGCAACAAGGCGACTGCGAAGGGGGTGAAGGCAACTAAGTCGAATCCATCAGGCAGCACGCAGGACAGACAGAAATGAGTAAGGTCTTGAGGTGTTTTGCTTTATCGTTAGTATTTTTGGTGGTGTGGTCATCGCGGGTGTTTGCTGCTCAGCCTGTCTACACCGGCGCTGTGGTCGTGGTGCCTAGTGATACGACTGTTTTTACGAGGACTGCCGCGTTATGGGTCGGGACCGCGGAGACTTCTCTCACTGTAGTCATGGCCGGCGAAGGTCATGCGCAGGTGGTATTTACGAACGTTGCGGCTGGGACGTTGCTGCCGATTGCAATTCAGCAGGTAAAGGCGACCGGCACGACCGTCAGTACTGGTATGATCGCACTGAGGTAGTTCAATGCGCCGGTATCTTACTCTCGCAGCAATAGCCGCTGCGGCGTTTATCTGGCTGCAACCATCAGTACTGGCGCAGCCTGTTGCCGGTGGTCTCTCATCGCTGCCGGCGGCGCCTGCGATCCACGACACAGATACGATGGCGCTATGCCAGAACGGTGCGCCGGGCTGCTCGGTGACGAGTTATGTTTGGAGCAGTGCCAATCTCGGGCAAATCGCTGCAAATTTCGCGCAGCGCACCCAAACCGTAACCAATCATACCCTTAGCTGTTCGGCTAATGTCTGCACCAACATCCCATCGAGCGCCTTGGTGGCGACTGGGGTTAGCGCTGGCGCATACACAAACGCCAATATTACGGTCAATAGCGCTGGGCAGATAACTGCGGCGTCTAACGGTTTCGCTACAGTATCGAAAACTGCTAACTATTCGCTAACTTCTGCTGACAGTGGGACTTGCTTTGACAATGGCGGGGCGACGGGTACGGTAGTTTTTACTCTGCCTGCGTATGCTGCGGGCCTTAACTACTGCTTCATTGTTATGGCTGCTCAGATCCTGGAGGTCCTCGCTCCTACGGGTGTTAAAATCTCGATGGCTCCGAACATTACGGCGACCGCGGGTAATGTCCAAGATATTACCCTCTACGACACTCTTTCCCTCATTGCCCCCGCGAGCGGAACGACTGTGTGGGTCGCGCGCTCCTTTGAAGGCACAGGCTGGAGCCTAAACTAATGCGTAAACCTCTCGCAATCCTGCTGCTTCTGGCAGCGCTGCTTCCCGCTGCGGACCGCTCACAGGCAGCCTCATTGGTCGCTGGCTCGTGGCCGACTAATGCCTTCGCCCTGACAGATGGTGGGACGATCACGGTGCCCTGCCCTGGCACGGCGGGGGTCTCGGGCTTTTACACGCTTACTATCTTAGGCAACAACCATGTAATCTCGCTGCCTCAGTGTACCGTACCGGCCGATTTCAAGTTCGCGATTACCCAAGGCGCGGGCGGTCCGTACACTGGGCTTTCGTTTAGTTCGGCTGGCATAATCACATGGCCGGGCGGGACCGCCTATACTCCAACTAGCGCAGGGGGCGCACTTGATTACGTCAGCGGCACGATCTCAAACCTAACGGGATCGAATGAGTGGGACATTACGGGGGTTGCCCCTAATCTTCTAACGGTCAGTGACCCGTGGCAGTTGGCTGGGAGTGCTGGCTGTAATTCGGGTGTGGTGCTGTCCAACGGTAATTTAACCGCCTCCGTGCCGAGCGGTGGTTTCTTCGGTTGCTTGGCTACACATTCACACACAACTGGGCAATACTACTTTTTTGAAACAGCAACCTCGACATCTTCAGGTAGTAACTGGATACCTGGCTTTGCAAATGCCTCAACGGTGTTGAATAACTACTTTGGTAGTGACCTTAATAGTATCGGTGTTAAATCTGGCACGATATTCTACAACAACTCCATCACTGCAACCGGTCCGGCTATTACAACTGGGACTGTTGTTCGGTTTGATGTCGATTTAACAAACAAACAATTGGGTATCAATGTAGCGGGCACCGAGTATCCAAGTGGTTGTGTCATAACAACGCCGACTGGTTGCTTCTCCTTTAGCACCTGGAACGGGGGCGCAGCATTCCCGGCGTTTTCAGGGACCGGCGGCACAACTGCTGATACAAGCACCATAAATGCAACTAGCGGCACGGGTCCCGGTGGAAGTTTTGTGCCATGGCAATGAAACCACCGCGAGTTTCTGTTCTCTTGATCGTGCTGCTACTGCTATCATCATCGGCCTTTGCCATGTGGGGCAGAGGACCGACGGGTAAGATTATCGCTCCTCCTCCGCCTCCTCCTCCGCCCAGCGGAGGAGTACCAGCCCCGGCGACCGCTGCCGGGTTCACGACCGCGGCACTCAACGCCGACTTCTCGCAGCCATCATACGCAAATCTCGCGAATTGGCTCTATGGGTGCGGCGGTTCGCTGCCAGGATGGTCTTGGCCTGGCCCGTGCGCTCGCGTTGACCAGGAATTTGACGCGAGCGCAGGCAAGAATGTTCTGCATTTGCAGCACTCAACGAGCGACGGCGGCAACGGCCATTCGTGGGCGTTTTCTTACCCTGCTGTGTACTTCGGGCCCGGAAGCACCAATAATAATTTCCCGGCCGAAGGTTATTTCCAGATGACCTTTCGGATGTCAGCCGCTTCTCTGGTGCAGCCTAATGGTACATCCCCCGTTTTAGGCGGGCAGCTCGCCGTTGGCACAGGGAATGCAAACTGGATCGAGCCAGATACTTTAGAGGTTTCTGCCAACTCAACACAATACGGTAACGGATCGTTAGAGTTTTGTAACGGTAGTATATGTAACGGCATCTTTAGTTGGCCAGGAGGATTTCCAACTGGTGATATGACAGTATACCATACTATAGGTATACTGTGGACGAGCGATGGAACTTCCGATTACTGGAAATGCGCGTTTCTTGATGGGAATTTTACGGGCTGCGCCGGCTGGAACGTAACCAATCCGAGCACTCTTTCCAACCATCAGTTCGTTATTGCAAACGGGCCGGGAAATGCCGGAACCAACAATGTGGACTGGTATCTGCAGTCAATGCAAATGTGGGTATGTCCTGGGTCATACGGCACGACAGTCCAATGCCCAGGAAACGCCACTAACGGCAGTGCAATAACTCATTGGCCG